TAGTAAAACCGGTCTTTTGAGAACATGCAGAAGTACTCGAGCGCGTTGACCGGCCTGTCCTCGACCGACTCGGGCATGCAATTCCGTTTGATCCAAGGGCACATTGAGCGGAGGATCCAGCCTGCTCCCTGCAAGTCCATGGCAACCCTCTGCGGCAGTAAGAGCAATTCCTTACACTTCAAACCAAGGGGGTCTTTTGGCCGGAACACTCCGTTGGACGGATGGTCGTCTTTTTCCCGACCCATCACTTTCGCCGTCGGGTCGTAGGTCCTCCGGGCGCCGGCAGTGTAGCGATCCCCGAGGTTGATCCACAAAAGGCCGTCATTGCGGAGCACCCGCCAGACCTCGGTGAACACCTCGCGCAAGTGGTAAAGGTATTCCTCGAGGGTTTCCTCGGTCCCTATCTCCTGATGCTTGCGCGGGTGTCCTGCCGGCAGGTAAGACCTCAGCCCCCAATACGGCGGACTCGTCACGCAGAGCTGGAAGCTCTTGTCGGGGATCTGCTTCAGGACCTCGCGGGCGTCCCCGCAGTATTTCTCAGGGATGATTTTCACTCGTTGATCGTTACCTCGCCAAGCAGGGCTTTGATTTCCTCTCGGCTCTGGTTCCAGGCCGTTTGAACAATGTCCTCGGCGGGCTTGTTGTCGTATTTTGCGCGGACTGAGTCGGAAGCGACCGCGAGGATCAGCTCCGCGATCCGGTTGGTTTCATCCTGCGATAGACTGAGCGTGAATGCTGGCATGGTTTCACCTTTGGTTATTTGTTTACTCTCCGTGCCCCTTTCCCTGACTGCGGATCGTGCCTGGGGCGAGCTGCTCGACCGCAAAGCAAAGACAGGCCAAAACTGTCGCATTGTCGACGTCCTCGGGTATGCAGACGACGAGCTGCCCGCACTTCTCATTGTGACCGACGCCGAGCAGAACCATTGGCGTTGCCTGTTCGCCGTCGAGTTTCTTTGCCCAACGGGCAAGCCGTTCGCGGGTGATACTTTCTGTGGGGACTCTAGCCATAAGCCTAGAAGGGGACCTTTCCGGTTACAGTCGTTCGATTACTATGGTCGCCCCCTCTTGACCGGGAGCGCACAACTCGCTTTTTACCGATATCTCCGGACACCACGCCCAGGAGTCGTCCAACGGCAGACGTGATGCAATCCATGATCGTGGAGAGGCAACCGTCCGGATCCTTGCGTCGGTAATCGCTAAAGCGGAGCGTAACTGAGATTCGATACTGAGGATGGCCAGCTCCATCCATTTTTGGTGCTGCGGCAGCGTCATGGGCCTTGCCTGGATTTTGTTCGTGAGCTTGTCCAGCCAGCCGATCGCCGTCTTGCCGGTCTTGAAGCTCGGGATCCCCCGCAGGACCCGCTGCTTGCCCTCCGAGTCTTTGTAGTTCACCGAGATATTCTTCAGCTCGAGCACTACCGGGATGCCACGCTCCGTCTCGGAAAACAAATCCCTTTCGCTGCATGCTGAGGGCGAACTCATCAGGTGTTAGCTTCGGCATTTTCAGTCTCCTCAGGATGGTAGTCCAACACTCGGAAACTGAGCTTGCGCCCGTTCCGATAACCGTAGGGATAGAACACGGCGCCCAACGCTTTGATTAGCGTCAGGTCGTCCCGCGGTACGTCAAAGACGACGTAGACCTTTTCGTCATGGTCCTCAAACGCCACTCCCGGCGCCGTTTTGTAGAGCATGGCGAGCATCGGAGTCAGGACCGGCAGCATCATCTCCGGCGTGAAAGCCGGATTGAATGAAAACGGTTTCTGGTCCCCGAGCTGTCCCTTGAATGAATCGCGCACCTCGAGCCGCACCTTCAGCCCCATCTGTGCGCCCATGCGCTCGGCTACGTGCCGCAGCGCCAAAATCATCTTGCCCTTTTTGCCGATCAGGATCTTCAGGTCCCGCGTGTTGGGCTGGAACGTCAGATCCAAAATCGAACCGTCAAGGCTTTCGATGACTTCAATCTCATCGGGCTCGAAACAGAAGGTTTTGAAGAAGGTCAGGAGCGCCTGGGTTATCGGATTTTGAGGCTCACGTCGCATTGCTGGCGCCTTTTGTATTAGTGTCGGTCGTAGTAGTCAAGCCTCTCTTGCTGCGGAACGTCCTCGTCGCTCACTTTGGCCGCACTTTCAAACCTGGTGTACGGCCGTAAAAAGCTCAGGTGAACCTCGCCGGTCGGGCCGCTGCGCTGTTTGGCAATCATCAGATTGACCGCAGCGCACTCCTCATCCGTCTTTTCCTCCTCGTCCTTCGCCCGATAAAGCATCCCGACTAAGTCGGCATCCTGCTCGAGGCTCCCGCTCTCCCGCAGGTCGGCCAAGACCGGCTTGCGCTTGGCGCGGTCAATCTCCCGGTTGAGCTGGGAGACGACCAGAACCGGGATCCGCAACTCCTTGGCCAGAGCCTTTAATCCGCTCGAGACCTCGGACACTTCGCGCTCCCGCTTCTCCGGGCGCTTGCCGTTGACGGTCGCCGTCAGGAGCTGAATGTAATCGATCACCAGCAGCTTTATCCCGTGCTGCATCTTTAACCGCCGCGCGCGGGCGCGAAGTTCCATGATGCTGAGTCCGTTGGCATCGTCTACGTGCAGGTTTGAGGAGGCTATCCTGCCGGCCGCTCCGGTCAGCTTTGGAAAGTCGCGCTCGGCCAGAAACCCCTCGCGAATGTTCCGCAGGTTCACGCGGGCCCGGGAGCAGAGCATCCTCAGCACCAGCGACTCTACGGTCATTTCAAGGGAAAAGACTCCGACGGTGAGCTGCTGGTCAATCGCGACGTGCTCCACGATGTTCATGGCCAGCGAGGTCTTGCCCATGCTCGGGCGAGCGGCCAAGAGGTAGTAGCCCCCGTCCTGCAGCCCGCCCGTCATTTTGTCCAAGTCCATGAAGCCGGTCGCGAGCCCTGTAACAGCGCCGGCCCGATGGTGCAGGTCCTCGATAATCGCGATAGCGCTGTGCACTACCTCCTTGATCGGCTTTATCTGCTGTTCGCTGGCAATGTTCCGGACGGCCAGCACATTGCGCTCGACTTCGTCCAGCGCGTTATCGGCTTTGTCCTCCTCGAACAGTTGCCCGACCGCTTCGGTGCAAACCTTGATCAGCCGGCGCCTCCGCAGCTTTTCGATCATTATGTCGAGGAACGTGTCGATCGCCTCCGGGCTCGGAGAGCAGTCGGCCAGCGTGGAGATAGTGACCAGTCCCCCCACTTGCTCGAGCTGCTGCCGGTCCTTCAGGTATTCCGCGAGTGAAACGACGTAGACCCTGACTCCGGCGTTGACCAACTGCTCGATCGCGGTCCAGATTGTTTGCAGGCGCAGGTCATAAAACGCCTCGGTTGCCTCTTTCCCCAGTCGCTCAATCACGCGGCTGGCGCTCATCACGCTCCGCTTTTCGTCCATGAGGATGCACCCGAGGACACTTTGCTCGGCCTCGATGCTGTGAGGTGGAAGGCGATCCGGCGTCGTCTGCCCGCGACGAGGGCGCCTGAGGTCAGGCGCTTCGCTCATACCATAGTCCAGAGCACTCCTCTGTGAAGGTGCAGTATCCCGAGCCGTCCGGGCTTTCGCTCGCAGACGGCCTGGTAACAGACAACGTCCCGGTAGTTGTAGCGCAGACCGTTGATAATCGGCAGGCTCATCCAGGAGCTTTTGTCCTGATGTGATAAGGGCGCTGCGGGCCGGCGCAGTGCGAGGGGAATGCCGCCTGAGCGGTAATCGTCATCGGTCATATACTCGAGCCAATGGGTGTTTGTTTTGAGCGGTACGTATTCGTCGGAGTCCAGCTCGCGGGAGAAAGCGTTAGCGGTCAAAATGAAGGGCACAATGATTTGCGTGTCGGGCATCTGGCGCGACGTGCTGATCCACTCGGACAGGTCGAAGGTGTCTTTAATCCAAATCATATTTCTATTCCCGCCCTTTTGAGTAGCTCCACAAGAGCAACCGCTGCACAGAGCGCCACGACTGCGTTACCTGTGCACCTGAGCTGATCGATTCGGCTCTCGTCCAGAACCACGGGGCGCCCATCAGCCACGCCGCGAAAGCGGGGTTCAACCGCGGGCGCGAGCCACGGGTAGCGCTCGAGGATGGCGGGCCATCTTGGGTCGTCGGGGCCTGGGG